AGTTTCCCGCCGCGATGTTGAAGGGTATGTTGAGGCAGCGGGCAATCTCGTTAAGGATCTCGTGCTTGAACTCGGCGTAGGTCGTCGCGGGCTGCTCGGCGTGCGTCTGCCCGAGTTTCCATCCGCCGGGCATGACGGTCGCCATGCGCCGTTCGAGTTCGATCACGTCCATGGGCTCGAGGGAGTCGGCCTCGCCGTTCGCGGGCGCATCGGTGTAGATGACGAGCGCCATGTCGGCGGCCGCCTCGGCGGCGGCGATGACGGCGAGGGTGTAGCGCCGGAGCTGTGCGAAGAGCGGAAGCGCCGGGGTGATCTCCGGGATGCCGCGCGCCTGTCCGGGCCGGTCGGCCCTGAAGTAGTGGATCATCGCGACCGCCGGGACCCGGTCGAACGCCTCGGGCGGCAGGAAATCACCGTCGCCGGGGTGCTTCTTGAGGACGTGGTATTCGACGGGGTTGCCGGAGGCGTCGAAGACGATCCCGTCCACGGCGCGGCCATTCGTGTTTCGGAAGAAGGGGGTCGTGACCTGATCGGCCTCGAGAGGGGCGAGGTCGAGCTTGACCGGCGTGGGGAGGGAAGGGTTCGTGGTCAGGAGCGCGAAGGCCTCGCCGTCTTCGGCCTTGGCCATGCGCATCGTCTGGAGCTTCTCGGGAAGTCCCACCGCCCGCGTCCACGCGGAGAACGCCGACTCCACCCGGCGATTGATTTCGGGGTCTTCGGAGAGCATCTGGAGGCGCGGTCCAGTGCCGACGGTGTCATTGGCCAGCGTCAGCACGATCCCGCGCGCGTAGGAATTGTTAGCGACCTCGTAGCGGGCGTTGTTGCGGAGGCGGCGGCGAACTTCGGGGGAGTTGGCGGCGTTGGCGGAAAGGCCATCGGCGTTCGCCCAGTGGCGACGGTTCTCGTCGGTGATCGTCGCCGCGTCGTAGCGCCCGCGAACGACGCGGACCGCGCGCGGCTGTCCGCTCGTCTTGCTCGCGAAGATGCCTTTGAGCCATCCGAACATGTCAGTCCGTCCCCGGCGGGATGAGCTTGGCGAAGCGCAGTCCCGCGCGCTTGGCCTTGGCCGCCTTCTTGGACGCGAGGTAGCGGTCGGCCGCGATCTGGTCGGCCAGATCGTGCTGCTCGACCTCGCCGGAATCCCCGCGGGCGCGCTTGGGACCCTCGGCGTTCTCCTTGATCTTGTCCTTCAGGTCTTCGGCCATGCCGGTCTCCCGTAACGCGGCCGGACCTCGGCCGCCTACGGGTTACCTACCCGGCGGAGGGGAGAAACGTCGGAGGCGGGGGAAGATTGTTACGCCGGTAGAACCCGCAGGCAGGTGGGAGTGCAGTGGGAGGCTACTCGACCCCGTACAACTTGCGGAGCCCCTCGAAGGCGGCTTCGCGCGAGATCGTCCTCAGCCCCAGCGCCTTCAGGTCCACGTCCTCTGCAGCGACCTGTTCGAGGAAGATACGCATGTCTTCGGTGACGCGATGGGGCGGTTGGACGTCAGCCTCGGGGTCGATCACCTGGAACAGACGGAAGACGTCGTTCTTGTGCTTCTGGATCGACCTGCTGTCGATCTCCTCTCCAGCCTCTTTCCGGGCGCGCAGGTCGAGCCAGGCCCTCGCCTTCAACGGGACGAGATGCGAGGCTCCAACAATGGGCAGACCGTCGATCACGCGTTTGCCCGCCTGAATCCACCTGTAGTACTCCGCATCCAGCAGGATCGCCGACAGGCTGGACACCTCGTCGTTGATCGAGATGGGCGTCAGATGGCTGTCTTCGACAACGGTCAACGCATCGGGGGCACGGGAGAAAAGCTCCAGCATCGCGGGGTAGGTTTCGTTGGTCGGCTTCTGGAAGCGGTAGAACCTCGGCTTCCCCTCCGCCGACTCCTGGATCTGATACCCGCCTGCCTTGACGAACGCCCAGAACGCGCGCGCGAACTCCGCGTCGAGCGACTCGATGCACAGAACAATGTCGAGGTCCTTGGTGGCGCGGAACCGGAGGCCCGCCTCGTTCATGATGAGGTCGCACGCCGTCCCGCCGATGAGCACGTACCTGTCGGCGAGCGCCTTGAAGTGCTCGCGAAAGAGATCAAGCCCCTTTACCACGGCATCTCCTTCACCATCTGCTCCAATGCCGCCTGCACCCGCTCGTCCTGCGTGTCACGCAGCGACAGGTAGAGCGATAGCCGGTCGACCCGGTCATCGTGGGCGAACAATTCCGGGGCGTAGTTCCAGACCTCGACGGTGATCGCCTCCGGTTCGTCGGGCAAGACATCCTTCCGCCGGAGCGTCGCCCAGTCCTCGCGGCCGACCGCGAAGATCGCGTTTGCCGGTTCGGCCAGCATCGTGTAGTGCGCCAAGGCGCTCAAACCAGCTTGCGGCCCCGGAGGTTTCCCACCTGGCGTCACGTGGATCGCGTGCCGGGTCTTGACCGGGTTGCGCAGAACCGGCTGCGCCTTCTCCCAGAGCTCGCGCTTTGCCGCGACGAGGCGAAGACGCCGCTCGCGGCCGGAAGCGGTGGACTGACCAAGTCCGGCAGCTTCGAGTTCGTCCAAGGCCCGGCTCATCGTCATAACCGAGTACCCGAGCTTTTCGGCCAGCGGGGTGGGGCTGAGATCCTCCGCGTTTCGCAGGAGTGCGTGGATTAGGACGACCTGGGCTGCAGGGCCCAGCCCGTTCTTGTCCGCGCGGAGCTTTCTGAAATGCTCCCGCAGGTCGATGCCCAGCATGGGCAGATACATCTGGTTTCCGGGGACGATGAACGGCACCTTGTGCTCGATCAGGCGCTTGCGGTTGTAGGCCGTGATGCGTTCCCGGACGTAGACCACGGGATCGTTCCACTTGCCCCGCACCTGGTCGATGTGCTTGCGAATGGCGGCAGGGGTTTGTTCCTCCGCCTTGTCAGCCATGAACAGGCATCGTTGGCCCATGAGTTGGCCCGCGAAGAACCGATATCGGTCCTGGAGAAAGGGAGGGACCCGGCCCCCGTTCTCCCAGGGTGTGATGGTTACCGCGACGCCGAGGGCGTCGTGGAGATACCGGCCAAGTTGGGTCTTCAGGTCTGGCATGGCGTCTCTAACCTTCATTTGCACTATAACACCACAAACGTTATCGTGCAAGAATATTGTTATCGTGTCTTTCCTCCCGCAACTCAAGCCAGGACCGCCTCATACGTCGTGATCCTACGGCCGCAGTGGCGGCATTCGCGCCGCCGGAGGAGCTTGCCACCGGGCTTGGCGCGGGTGTAGAGGACGCGGAAGTGGCCGCATCCACAGCGGGGGCATTCGAGGCCCCGCCTCTCCTTGGGCCGTTCGGCCTGCACCTGCTCGGTCATCAGCGCCTGCTCCTCTGGATGTCCGACAGCTTCACGGGCTTGCGCGCGGTCGCGGTCGCCCCGTCCGTCCCCGGCAGGACCGCGCCTTGGATCGACGCGGCGACGGCGCAGCCCACGAGGCAGTCGAGCCAGTGGTTCTCCGAGGTCTCCGGCCGCAGTTTCCACTCGTCCACCACGCGGCCGCGTCCCTCCGTCTTCACGCGGTACTCGCTCGTCAGGTGCTCGGCCAGGAGTCGGTGCGCCTCCGGATCGCGGCTAAAGAGCGAGAGGCACCCCTTGTCCCCCATCGCCACGGCCAGCCTCGCGTGGACGAAGCTCTTCCAGTAGTTCGAGTCGAAGAGCGCATGCCGGATCGCCCGGCGTCCCTGGACGTTCGGGATGCGCCAGTTGTGGCCCACGCGGTCCCCGCGCTTGCGCCGGTACTCGGAGAACGGGATCGACGACGCGCCGACGAAGCGTCCATGGCAGGGAAGAAGCACCGCTGCGTGCGCGCTCTGGCGACAAAACTGGTAGACCACGTCCGTCGAGGTCCCCCAGTTTGCGTCGATGAGAGCCCGCTCGATCTTGAGGTACGCGCCGTCCTCGCGCTTCCACTCGCGCGCGAGAAGCTCACCCGAGAGCGCCTCGAGCCCGGCGTAGATCGCTCCCTCCAGGCCCGCGCCCTTGGCCGCGACCTGCAAGGTCCGCTGGGCGTCGCGGAGCGTGAAGTAGGCCCGGCGCTGGTCGGGGTAGGCCCCGTAGTCGAGCACGTAGCCGGTGAAGTCGTTTTCCCAGGCGGCCACGAGCCAGAAGAGGAGCCTCCCCTGCACGTCGATGAACATCGTCAGATGATCCGCGCCGATGGGGACCTCGCCGCGCTTTCGGCTGTTGAGCTTCTGCGCGATCTGGTCGGCGGAGAGCATGTCGTCGTCCTCGACGCCCTTCTCCGGTAGCGGCTCGTTCTGGTACTCGGCGAAGAAGGCCGCCTCGTCCTGGAGCTTGAGGTTCATCGCGTGCTGGATCGCCGAGGTCTCGTCGTGGTTGAACCGCTCCGGCCAAGCGATCTCCGCGCCTTCGTCCAGCGCCGCACGGTTGGCCTCGTAGAACGCCGTCGCCTCCCGCTGGTCGCCGTGGACGCGCAACGATTCGGCCCGCACCTCGGCGTACCTCGCCCAGAGCTTCTCGTTCGCGGGAAAGCGGTAGACCATCTTCGTCCGCTCGCCGTTCCACTCCGGATGCTTCTCGCGGTCGAGGATGTTGTCTGCCATGTCGCCTGGGCGGATCACCGTGCAAGGCATGATGCCGGAGATCTTCTTGCCGGGCCCGGCGAGGCCGAGGACGGCACCGGCCAGGATGCGCTCTCGCGTCGCGCACTGCGATAGCGAGCGCGACGACTCGTCCGTCTGCGGGTCATCGAGCACGACGAGCGAAGGCCGAACGGTCTTGCCGTCGGCGCGCTTGTACTTCATGCCACGGATGCGGCCCGTGATCCCGGCTACCTTGATGATCGCCCCCGACGCCTCCCCCTCCGGCATCGTGGGGAGCACGATCTCCGTCGCTGTCCAACCGATGTGGGTGCGCTCGCCTTTGTAGAGCTGACCCGCGCAGCGATTGGCGATCCCCTCGAGACACCGGATCGGATGGCAGGCCTCGGGGAAGTCGGCTTCGAGAAAGTCGTTCCCGTCGAGCTCCATCTTGATCGAGTCGAGCATCTCGAGGGCGTGGACCTCGGATGCTCCGATCAAGCAGACGAACTCCCGATGGCCGAAGAGCACCGCCCAGAGGCAGGCGCACTCGGCGATGGAGGTCTTGCCCGAGCCGCGCGGCATGGCCAAGGCGAAGAGCCCGCCATGGATCACCGCCTGCTCGATGCGCGAGATCACCTTCAAGTGGTCCGGCGACCAAGGCAGGTGGAACGTCTGTGGGAAGTAGGCCTCGCAGAAGAAACGAAAGTCGTTTTTGGCCCGCTCCTTCCGGACCGGGTCCACGACGGCAGGCAGCTCTCCGATGTCGCGCCCGGCCTCCGACAGAGCGCGGTTGCGTTGGGCGGCTGCCTCTTTGATTGCCTCGTAGTCGCGGACCTTCTCTGGGTGCGGCCGGTCGCGCTCTTCGACAAGCCAGGCAACGTACCGGAAGAGGTCCACGCGGCGGCCGTCGCCGATCCGGTAGCCCGCACGCATGCGGTGCCGGTAGAGCTGGCGTTCGTCGACGACGGCTCCCAGCGGCGTCGAATTGAGGAGCCGCGCCAAATCCGAAGGCTTGAGGTTCCGGGGATCAATCGCCACGTCCGCACAGCTCCCTCACCAGCCAGGCGGCGTAATGGACCAGGTTCAGCGTCCCGTCGGCGTTCGTGGGCGCGCCCGCTACCACATGGGAGCGGAGGACCTCGGCGGTGACGGTTCTGCCGCCACTTTTGGACAGCAGGATCGCCAGGTCCTCGGCCGAAAGGGCGGTGACTTTCAGGGCCGGGTTTTGCCCGTCGCGCCTATCCGACATGGCCGCCTCCGGCGGGCAGGAAGCGCCCGACATTTGTTCCGAAAAGCCCTTGATGTTCTCCGAAAAGCATGCCCCTGTGTGTCTGGTGGCGCGCAATGGGGCGCGCCGCGAGAAACGAAGGAGGACGCGAATGACGCACGCGAACGGAACGCCGGACCTCGACATCGGAGACGACCTGGTCATCACCAAGACCACGCGCCGCGCCTCGGGCGGCGGGACCTGGGTTTGCGGGAAGCTCAACGGGCACCGCTTCGACGCCTTGGTTTTCCCCGAGCACGCGGACAACCCCGAGTGGGAGATTGGCGAGAGCCGCATCTCGAAGCTCTGGGTGCAGCGCCTCGCGGACGAGAAGACGGTCTACAACTGGGACCAGGGCCTTGACCAGCCGCCCGCCGATGAAACCGCGCAGGCCATCGTCGACTTTCTCTGCGCGGGTCTGGCGGAGCACACCTACGGGGAATGAAGGGAGGTGATGAGCATGAAGAAGAGCGAAGTCAGAGTCGGCGGGAGGTATCTCGCCAAGGTGAGCGGGAGCCTGTCGCCCGTCCGCCTGGACCGGGAGAACCCCCACGGCGGATGGGACGGCACCAACCTCGACACGGGAAGACAAGTGCGAATCAAGTCCGCGCAGCGGTTGCGCGGAGAGTTCAATCAACACAAGGAGGATCAGACCATGGCGAAGAAGCAGAGCACGAAGACCGAGGCGAAGGCAGAGAAGAAGGCCAAGGCCACGGAGCCGAAGGCCCGGAAGAAGCCCGAACGGAAGGACGGGACGATGAGTGGGCTCGATGCCGCCGCGAAGGTCCTGGCCGACGCCGGGGAGGCGCTCAACTGCAAGACCATCGTCGAGCGGGCCTTGGAGAAGGGCCTCTGGAAGACGGGCGGCAAGACGCCCGCCGCGACGGTCTACTCCGCCATCCTCCGCGAGATCGCCAAGAAGGGATCGGATGCGCGGTTCCAGAAAGCGGACCGGGGGCTGTTCGCGCTCAAGGCGTAGGTCCATCATCCACCTCCGCCTCGACCACCCCAGCGCGGGAAGACGCGACTGGGGTTCGGTCGTTCAGGGCGCGTTCGGGTTCCACGAACACCACCGGCTTGCCCAACTCCCGCGCGATCTCGATCTCCGCTTGGATGCCCTTCGATTGCTGCCAGCCGTCCAGCGTCAGCACCCAGACCTCGGAGCACATCTCGAGGAACAGTCGGTCGAACCGTTCCCAGAACTTCCAGTCGAGAGGCAGCCCATGCATGGTCAGCGCGTGCGAGTAGGCGATGGGCGACCACGCCGGGATGCCGCAGCGGAGCATCTCGGCGGCCTGGCGGCACGCCGCCTGGAAGCGCGCCTCGCGGATCGCCGGGTCGGGGTGCGAGTACGGGCTCGCGAGGTAGATCATGCGCCCTCCATCGGTTCAAAATCGCTAGTAAAGACTTCTTGACTAACACGTCGAACTAGATAAGATTCCTTTACTAGCGACCGGCCATGGTCAAGGAGCTTTAACCAGCGATGCCGCGCGTAACGGGTGCCTATCGAACAACGAGTGCGGGGGAGGAGAAGGTCCAGGCCTTCGTTCCCCACCCCTTGCCACCCCAGGAACCGCCGCTCGCCATCGATGGCGGTATTGCCAAGCTCCACGCCGAGGCTGTTGCCGCCGTCGGACGCCTGGACGTGGCGGGGGCCATGGTGCCCAGCGCGGACTGGTTCCTGTACGGGTTTGTCCGCAAGGAGGCCGTTGTCTCCTCGCAGATCGAAGGTACACAAGCCACGCTCGAAGACGTGGTGGTCTACGAGACGACGCGTCAGTCGGATCGCCCTGCCGACGTGGAAGAGGTCTGCAACTACGTCGACGCGCTGGCCTATGCGCGGAAGGAACTGGCCAAGCCCAAGGGGCTGCCGCTCTGCACGCGCCTCCTGTGCGCCGTTCACAAGCGCCTGATGAAGGGCGTGCGCGGCAGCGAGAAGCAGCCCGGCACGGTCCGAACCTCCCAGAACTGGATCGGCGGCACGCGGCCGGGGAATGCCCGCTTCGTTCCGCCGCCGCCCGATGCCGTGCCGGAGGCGCTGGCGAAGTTGGAGAAGTGGCTTCATGGCAGCGATCCGCTTCCGTCTCTGGTGAAGGCAGGACTGGCGCACGTCCAGTTCGAGACCATCCACCCCTTCCTGGACGGCAACGGACGCATCGGCCGCTTGCTGATCGCGCTCCTGGTCGAGCATTGGAAGCTGTTGTCGTCTCCGCTCCTTTACGTGAGCCTGGGATTCAAGCGGCACCGGCAGGAGTACTACGAGCGTCTGAACGCCGTGCGCGCGAGCGGCGACTGGGAAGGCTGGACGTCCTTCTTCCTCGAATGCGTGCGGGAGTCGGCCGACGACGGGGTCAAGACGGCGCGAAGTCTCTTCGCGCTCATCGAAGGCGACCGTCGCAGGGTGACGGGACATGAGGCGACGACGCTGATGGCCGTGCGCCTGTTCGATCTCCTGCCCACGCACCCCATGGTCACGCTCGCGCGCGCCATCGACATTCTTGATACGAGCAAGCCGACCGCCGTGAAAGCCATCGACGCCCTGTGCAAGGCGGAAGTCCTCCGCGAGATCACCGGCAAGCGCCGGGACCGCATCTACGCCTACCAGTCCTATCTCGACGTGCTGGCCAAGGACACCAGCATCGATCGCGGTTGATCTCATGCCTTCGCCTCCGCCGGAACGCGTGCGCCCTTCTTGCCCGTGTATTCCTCGAAGCGTTTCACGATCACATCGCAGTAAAGCTGGTCGAGCTCCATGAGGTAGGCGCGCCGCCCGGTACGCTCCGCGCCGATCAGGGTCGAGCCGCTCCCGCCGAAGAGGTCGAGCACGTTCTCGCCCGGCTTGGACGAGTAGGTCATCGCGCGCACGGCGAGCTCGACCGGCTTTTCCGTGAGGTGGACCATGCTCTGTGGATTGACCTTCTTTACCGACCAGACGTCCGTGGCGTTGTGAATCTCCGGGTTGAACCAGTGGGCCGCGCCTTCCTTCCAGCCGTAGAAGCACCACTCGTGGTTGCCCATGAAGTCCTTGCGCGTGAGGACCGGATGCTCCTTCACCCAGATCACGGCCTGCGAGAAGTAGAACCCGCACTCCTTCAAGGCCGCCGGGTAGTTCGAGCAGTTGGCGTAGCCGCCCCAGATGTAGAAGCCGCGCCCCGGCTCAAGCACCCGCGCGGCGTTGCCGAACCATGCGCGTAGGAGACGCGCGAACTCCTCGTCCGAAACGAAGTCGTTCTCCAGCGGCCGATCTTTTGGGCGGAGCTTCCTGGTGGTTGCCGCAGCCTTGGACTTGTCCCGTGCCAGGTCGAAACCCTGGTGATGCATGCCGCGCGCGTCGGACGCCGCGACCGCTTCGGCGGAACCGAACGACGAGAGCCCCGCCGCGATGGCGTTGTTGCTTCTCGGCTCGACCTTCACGTTGTACGGCGGGTCCATGTTGACGAGGTGGATGACCGCGCCGGAGAGCAATCGGTCGAGATCCTCGGGCGAACCGCTGTCGCCGCACATCAGGCGGTGCTCGCCCAGCACCCAGATGTCGCCGCGCTGCGTGACCGGATCGTCCGGCGGCTCCGGCACGGCGTCGGGGTCGGTGAGGCCGGGATTGCCGCTGATCCCCGCCCCGAGCATCTTTTCCAGCTCCTCGGAGGAGAAGCCGAGCAGGTCGAGATCGATGTCCATCCCGCGCAGTTCGGTGAGCTCGATGGGCAGGAGGTCGTAATCCCATTCGGACAGCTCGTGGAGCTTGTTGTCGGCGATGCGGTACGCCTTCACCTTCTCCGGCGGGAGCCCTACGGCCACGTGAACGGGAACCTGTTTCAGGCCCAGCTTCCGGGCGGCCAGAAGTCTCGTGTGCCCGGCGATCACAATACCGCCTTCATCCACGACGATGGGCACGCGGAATCCGAATTCGCGGATGGAGGCAGCGACCGCGTCCACCGCGCCGTCGTTGACGCGCGGGTTGGCCTCGTAAGGTTTGACCGCATCAACGTCACGCATCTCGATCTTCATTTCCCTACCTCCTTCGGTTCAGGTTGATACCGGGTTTTGGGAAGACCCGGCGAACTCCGTCCATGCCGTGGCTGGCCTTGCCGCGCCCAGCCGTGCCTGGCCCCGCCCCGCCTGGCCTGGGGTTGGCCACGGGGCGCGCACAGTTCGCGCACGTGGCGAGAATCCGCGCCCGGTTGGCCCCAGGTACGCCCCGGCGGCCGGGGCGCGCCCAGTGCGCCCAGGGGCCGCCCGGCGGGCGGGAAAACCGGACCGGGAAAACAAACTGTGGTCAAAATGGCAGGCGTTTCGCGCGGCGTCGGCTTCGAGCCGGGCGGGGTAGGACCCATCTTTCCCCTTTCACCCCCTCCTCACACACACGCGGAAAAGGGCGGCTATACGCGCGCATATACGCGCGCGCACGTAGGGGGTGAAAGAGAGAAAGAAGAAGAGAGTGTGTTGATATATAAGGACTTACGCCCGTTTCTTTCTTCACCCTTCTTTCCCCTTCCTTCACCGCCTCGGGGCTTCCCTTCACCCGCCTTCTTTCACCCTTCGTCCCCTCGTTCACGGTCATGCTTCACCCCCTTCCGTGAGCCGGTAGAAGCGGCCCGGCCTACCGGAGCTGGACTGCGTTCGGATCTCGATGTCCCCGCGCTGTTCGAGCGTGGTCACGAGGACGAGGAAGTTCTTCGCGTCCATCTTCATGCGCTTGAGGAGCACGCTGTGCGCGAGCGTCTTGTCCTGGGCATCCCGCAACTTCTGCAGGAACTTCAGGCACTCGGCGTGGAAGGGGTTGTCCGCGACGTAGGTCTGGGCCATGAAAAGCATGCGTCGCGTCTGGTGGATCACGAACCGCCGGGCCCACTCGGCGGCCGCCTTCCCGATCTCCGGTTGCGCGTGGTTCTCGCTCACCGCGTGGAGGAGCGCGAGCTTGCGAGCGTGCTCGCTGACGCGACCCCACACGGTCGTGCCGACCGGATCGCCCGCGCCTTCGGCCTTTGCGTACTCGGCCTCCGCCTCCAGGCGCGTCTCGACCAGGATGCGCCGGGCCTCCTCCGTCTGCGGAACGATCCTAGGATCGGGATGCCAGGTCTCGAGGTTGCCCGTGCCCGGGCGGAAGTCGGCCCACCACTTCGCCGTCTCCAGCACCCGCGCGGGGATCGGCTGGATGCTAGTTTCCTGGCCCGGCGCGCGCTTGCCGCAGTCCAGGATGATCATGCGCGCGAAGAAGCCGTTCGTGAGCATGCGTTCCGAAAGGGCCTGGTAGTAGTGGTTCGGGATCGCTGTGCCGAAGATCACGAGGCACGGCTGGTCGATGGCTCCGGGCGACTCCTTGCCCGCCTTGCGTCGCATCGGGTAGACGGAATTCGCCGACGAGTACATCGTGAGCAGCGTCCCCATGATGTTCTCGTGGCGCGCGTCCTTCGCCTTGTTGATCGACTGGAGGATCAGGTCGATCTCGTCGGTCTGGAAGAGCATGCAGGGATCGCCGAAGAGCGCATCCTGCACACCCTCGCCGGAGGCGAAGAGCCCCCCGACCTGGCTCGACAGCCCGATCTGGTGCAGGATCTCCGTGTTGATCTTGCGCGGCCGGTCCTTCCCGGCGGAGGAGTGCGCCAACCCGAGCAGGTAGACGTTCGTGCGATTGTCGCCGGGGTCGCGCACCTTGCGCCCCGCGAGCACCGCCTGGAGTGCCAGTGCTCCGCAGAACGCCATCACCGTGTTCGGGTAGGGCGCGGTCGCCCGGCAGTAGTCCATCACCTCGGACACGAAACCTGGAACTCGGAAGAGCTCATCGGGAAGCGGGCCCGGATCGGAGGCCACCAGGGCGCTGTCGGCTTCGGGCGGAGGTGAGGAGTCCTGGGCCCAGTGATTCTCGGCGACGGCGACTGCGACCTGGTCCGGCTCGTAGCGGCAGATGCTGGCGGCGATCCGTTCGATCTCGCGCGCGGACATCGGCGGCTTGCAGCGCGCCTCGTTGGTCTGGGTCAGCGCGGCCAGGATCTCGTCCCGGCCCATGCCCACCCGGCGCATGGCACCCGCGAGTCGCGCCAGGGTCGCATTTCGCTGGCCCGAGGGAATCGCGTTGCCGTCGTGGGCCTTTCCGTTTCCGTTCGGCCCTTCCAGCAGAGCCACGACCCACGCGGGCGGGTCCGGCAGCTGGTCCGGTGGGGCGTCGAGATCCAGCGTCTCGGCCCAGCGGTAGGGCTTGCCTTCGACGACCGACGGAGGCACGACGATGTAGCCGCCGTTCGCGCGCGTGTCGACCTTGGGCGCAAGCTTGCCCGCCGTGTTCTTCCAGTCGCGGCCCGCGGGCTGCCGGAAGAGGTGATGCCGCCCGCCGCGCGGTGTGAGCGAGACCGGCCCGCGCGCGAGGTCCTGCGCCAGCTCCGGCTCCGCAGGCCAGGGGTTGTCCTTTCCGTCCACGTCGATGACGAAGAGCCCCGCCGTCGGCATTCCGACGTTCGCGTTCGGGTGCTTCGTCCACCACGCCTCGATGACGGCGGGGTCCGTCGTCGCGTTCTTGAAGCCGTGGGGCGTGATCGGCGTCTTCCCGCCCGGCGCGCAGGGGAAGACTGGGTAGCCCAGTTCGGCGTACCGGAGCGCGGCCTCGAGCAATCGTTCCTTCGTCATCTGCATGCAGGCCGATCTCAAAACGGAATCTCTTTTTCGTCGGCGAGCGCGTGCTCGGTTAGGGCCTCCTCGCAGTCGTCCCACCCGGGCTCCCGGCAGTCCGGCTTCTCGCCCAGTTCGTAGTCCACGATCCGGTCGAAGTCCTCGCCGGTGACGCTGCGCACGGTGATCGCCTTCGTCTCCGCGAGCGCGCCGACCTCGGCGAGCGTCACGGCCTGCGCCGCCGTGGCGGGCACCGGGAGGTTCGAGCGCCTGCGCCACCAGGTCTCGGCCTTCTTGCGCGCGTACCCCGTGTGCTCAAGGCAGATCCACTCCGACTGCCAGTGGTTGAAGCCGAGGCGGTAGTCGACCCGCAGGGTCTTCGGCGCGGCGTCCGGCGCGCCGCGCTTCTGGTGGACGGCGTATAAGACCTCCTGTACGGGGTACTGGGTGGTCGAGACCTGGCCGGAGAGAATCCCCTCCGTCGAGGCGGTCGCGTCGTGTTGCTGGCGCTCCGGAGGTGGGAATTCGTAGCCGCAGTCGGGGCAGACCGCATAGCCCGCCGCGATCAGACTCCGGCACTGCGGACACTCCTTCGCGGGCGCTTCGCCGCTTCCGCGCTTCTCGGGCTCGTGGATGCGGATCGCGTCCACCGGCCCGTGCCGGAGCACGTTTCCCCCGAAGTCCAGGACCAGGCAGTTCTCCTTGCAGGGGTGGAGCCGGAACCCGCGCCCGACCATCTGGTAGTAGAGGCCCGGCGACATCGTCGGCCGGACCATCGCCACGCAGTCGATGTTCGGCGCGTCGAAGCCGGTGGTGAGGACGTTGACGTTGATGAGGAACTTGAGCCGAGCGGCCTTGAACTCGGCGAGCATGCGCTCGCGCTCAAAGTCGAGCGTGTCGCCGAAGACCGTCCCCGCCTCCGCGCCGAACTTCTCCCGCAGGACGCCAGCGATGTGCTGCCCATGCCGGACTCCGGCGGCGAAGACGAGGACCGAGCGGCGCGTCCGGGTCTGCTCGACGATCTCGCGGCA